TCCCACGCCAGAAGAGATTGCCATCAGGAGGGCCGAGTGCGATCAGCGTCGCCTGCTGCTCATGCGGCCGAAGTTCCACGACCCACACAATCTCGATTGAATACACGTATGCCAGACGCAATTCCACGTTGGAGACCACCGCACCAGCGCGGCATGAAGCCGCAGAAGGAGCGAGCGCACTACCTGTCGGCGGATTGGACTGCGAAGCGTCAACGGATTCTTGTGCGCGACGCGTTCACGTGCAGGACCTGCCACGAAGTGTGCTACGGCAAAGACGCTCACGTCGATCACATCCTGCCGCTCGAGGACGGTGGCACAGATGCTGACACAAACCTTCAGGTTCTGTGCAGCTCGTGCCACGGAAGGAAGACGCGTAACGAGCAGCGACGGAAGGGCTACGCGTGATGGACGACGGGTGGGGGTGGGTCTGTTTGACAAAACCACGATCGACGGAAAGCCCCATGCCCACTTCGCTCGAATTTCCGACCAACTAAGCCGAAATCCGAGGTAAGTATGGGCCGCAGAGGCCGCCATCCTGATCCCAACAGCAAGCGATCACAGGCCGCTGTGGCCCGCGTCGCGGCCATCGGCAAGTCTCTGCCCGTGTCCACAAACAAGCCGTCAGGCAGCACGCCAAAGGCCCCGAAGGACGTCGCGGCCCGGCCGGTAGCTGCTGCCTACTGGAAGGCCCACGCGGACAGCCTGGCGGGCTCTGGCCGGCTGCGCTCTGACAACGTCGAGGGCCTCGCCCTGCTCTCTCACCTCTACGCCGACTGCCGCGAGCTCGCGGAGCAGCTCGCCGCCGAGGGCTGGATGACCAGCACCGACAAAGGCCAGCAGGCAAACCCGGTGGCGCGGCTGCTGCGAGACGCTCGCCGCGACTTCGTCAGCCTGGCCCGCGAGTACGGCCTGACGCCGGCGGCAGAGACCCGATTCCCGCCGGAGGCCACAGAGCATGGCGAAGAAGACGCCGAAGAGGCCGCGCTCAGAGCCTTCTGCGGCTGAGCCAGGATCCGACCGGCCAGAGTACGTGCCTGGCTACACGTGGGACGCCAAGTCTGCTGCGAAGCCTGCGGAGTTCATCGAAAGCCTCTGCCGCATTCCCAGCCAGGACGGTGGCGATCCGCAGCCGGTGACGATCATCCCGTGGCACCGTGACAACGTGATCGCGCCGCTGTTCGGCTGGAAGCGTCCAGACGGCCGGCTCCGCTACCGTCGAGGTGCTGTCTTCGTTCCCAAGAAGAACGCGAAGACGTTCCTGATGTCGCAGCTCGCCCAGTATCTGCTGACGTCGCACCTGCCACACGCTGACGTCTACCCGGCAGCCGTCGACCGCGAACAGGCCCGCATTCTCTACCGGATGCTGAAACGATCCGTTGAATCATCGCCGCTGTCCAAGGTGCTCGAGGTGGTCGACTCCAAGTCGATCATCCGCAACAGGAAGCACGGCAACATTCTCCGCTGCCTGAGCGCCGACTCGTGGCGGAACGAAGGTTTGAACGGCAGCGTGATCATCGACGAGATCCACGCCCACCGTACCGACGAGCTCGTCAGCGCGTTGACCTACGCCACTCGCGCCACGCCCAACGGCTTGGTGCTTGCGATCAGCACGGCCGGTGACGACCGCAAAGGCCCTGGCTACCAGTGGTGGCAAGATGCCGAGCTCGTGATGAACAACCCGGCCGCCAACCCGACCTTTTTCGGTCTGATCTACGCGGCCAAGCCAGACGACGACTTCGACGACCCGGCCGTGTGGCGTAAAGCGAACCCGTCGATGGGCATTACGTTTCCCGAGGAGGAGTTTCGGGCTGACTGGCAGGACTCCTTGACCAATCCTGTCAAGAGAGCGCGGTGGCTCCGATATTCCTTGAACGTCTGGAGCACCCCGGATAACCGCTGGTTCACGCCGGAAAATTACGCCCCATGCGTCGCGACGCCGCCGCTGCCGCTGGAGGGCCGGTCGTGTTTCATCGGCCTTGACCTGGCTGACCACCTCGACCTGACGGCAGCCGTGGCGCTCTTCCCAGACGGCCAGGGCGGCTACGACGCCGATGCCATGTTCTGGATGCCTGAAGAAAATGTGGCAGACCGCGAGAAGGAGGCCCGCGTTCCTCTTCGCCAATGGATCGCGGACGGCTGGATAAAGACCACGCCTGGAGTGCGTCTCGATCACGACCAGGTCGCCGCTGATCTGATCGCGTACTCGCAGAAGCACCAAGTGCGCGGCGTCGGCGCTGACCCGTGGAACTTGGGTAGCGTTGCCACGCAACTTCAACGAGCGGGCCTTGAAGTACACGCTATAGGCCAGTCGGTTGGCCGCATGACGGCGCCCAGCAAACTGCTCGAGGTGATGATCCACGAGCGGAAGTTTCGGTGTCCGTCTCCGGTCCTGCAGTGGATGGCTGGCAACGTCTGCCTGTACGTCGATCACCAGGGCAACATGAAGCCCGACAAGGGCCGGTCTCAAGAGAAAACAGACGGAATCGTCGCGACCGTATGCGGTCTGGCGGTCTCGATGACGGCGGAGCCGGAGGCGAGTTCTGACTCATGGCAAATAATCGAGCTGTGAAAAAGACCACGGCCAAGCCGCGGGCGCCACGGGCTGAAAAGAAGCTTGAGCAGTACGCCCTGAGAGCCCTCGCCGACCACCTGCCTATCGGTGCCATGCTGCAGGCTGACACGATGTCGGCCGAGGTGGCCGTCCGCGTGACGTGCATTCTGGCGTGCGTGCGGTTCATCGCCAGCTCGCTGTCGTGCATGCCGACCGAGATCATCCGCCGGCGGCCTGGCTTCCCCAAGACCCACGCCCACGACCTGCCCTGTTACGACGTTCTCACGTGGCGGCCCAACTCGTGGCAGTCTGATTTCGAATACAAGGAAACGACGTCGTACCACATGGCCCTCTACGGCCGGGCCTACTCGCGGATCGTCGCCGGCGACAGCGGATTCTGTTCGTCGCTTGAACCGCTGCACCCGAGCCGCATGTCCTGCATGAAGGGAGCCGACGGCCTCTTCTACCGCTACCTGCTGCCGCGTGGCACGTACAAGGATTTTAAACAGTCGGAGATTGTTCACTACCGCTGGCTCAGCGACAACAGCTACGAGGGGCAGCTCCCCGCCGAGCTCTGTGCCACGAGCGTCGCCCTGGCCCGGAAGCTGGACATCGCTGCCGCTGCGTTCTGGGACAACTCAGCGAGGCCCGACGGCGTGATCGAGACGCAGGAAGAGATCCCGGCCGAGGCTCAGGCCCGATTCCGCGATCAGTGGCGGGAGATCTACGGCGGGCCGAAGAAACGCGGCAGCACGGCGATCCTGCCCAAGAAGACGCAATTCAAGGCGATCGACAGCAACAGCAACGAAGCGAACCAGTTCATGGAACTTCGCAAGAGCATGTTGCCAGACATCGCCCGTGTCTACGGCATCCCGACAACGCTGCTCGGCGACGACGCGATGGCGAAATACTCAAACGTTGAACAGGAGTTCGTGACCGCCCACGTGTTCGGCCTGCTGCCTTGGCAGAAGCGTTTTGAGGGTGCGATCGACCGCTCGATCCTGCGGACATACGACAACCCGATGGACGGCCGGCACTACTGTCGGCTCGACAGCCGGGCACTACTGCGTGGCGACACTCAGGCCCGCGTGGCGCTGTACCAGTTCCTCTTCAACTGCGGCGCGATCTCGCCCAACGAGCTCCGCGACTTGGAAGACCTTGACCTGCTGGAGAACCCAGCGGCCAACGCAACCTACATGCAGCTCGGCTTTGCGCCGCTGGGCACGTCGGCGACTGGAAACTCGCCTGACGTTCAGATTGACCAAACGCAAACGCAGTTTCCGTCAGACACGATCGAGCCGCAGGACATTCCGCAGATGGAGCCTACCGATGGCTGAACAAGAAATCGAACGGCGCTACGTTCCGTCGGTCGTCGAGCCGATCGAGCTCGAGGAGCGGTCGGCGGCCTCGCCGACGATCAAGGGCATCAGTCCGCCGTTCAATTCCAAAAGCGAAGACCTTGGAAACTTCCGCGAGGTCTTTGCCCCTACGGCATTTGACAAGATCGTCGGCCGCCACCGGAACGACCCTCGCGGCGGCATGGACGTCGTGGCCCTGTTCGACCACGTGGGGCAGCCTATCGGCCGTACCACGAACGATACGCTCAAGCTGGCAATCAACGAGCGTGGACTGGCCTACTCGATCAGCCCGCCCGACACCACGCTCGGCCGCGACATCGTGACGCTCGTTCGTCGAGGTGATCTCTACGGCGCGTCATTCGCGTTCTCGGTGGCCCCAGGCGGCGAGTCGTGGACGCAGGAGGCCGACGGGTCGGCCGTGCGGACAATCAGCGAGGTGGGAAACCTGTACGACGTGTCTGTCGTGACCCGGCCGGCCTACCCGCAGTCATCGGCCGCCATCCGATCGCTTGACGCTTGGAAGGCTGCCGTGAAGCAGATTCAGCAGCGTGCCGAGGGCTCGGGCCTCGTCATCTCGCTTGACTACGACCGGACGTTTACGGCCGCGCCGGGAATGTGGCGATCGTTTGTGGAACTTGCCAACGAGCGCGGCAACCGCGTTGTGTGCATCAGCCGACGTGAAGAGACGGAGCAGAACGTCGAGGAGATCCGGGCGGCATTCTCTGGCCTCGACATCAGAGAGATTGTGCTGTGCGGCTCGGCCACGCAGAAGCGAGACGCCGCGGCCACTCGCGGCATCGCGGTCGACGTGTGGATCGACGACTACCCGGAAGGGATCGTGGCAACCGAGTCGAGATCAGCCGCCGACGACGCAGCCGACAAGCGCCGCCGCTGGTCATACGCACTGACGGCAGCTTCCGCCCGGCTGATCTCTGCGAGGCTCAAGTCGAATGCACCACGAATCAAGTAGGTCGTGCCGCAAGTGCGGCAGCCGCTGCCGCGTGATCACGTCGCGCCGTGCCGGCGACGATCAGGTCCAGCGTCTGGAATGCACTTGCTGCCACGCCCGCCGAAAAAGACTGGTGCCAGCCACCGAGATCTGGAGCCGCAAGCGATGAACGCCGATGACTCGATCACCACCGTCTCGGCTCGGCTCAACGCGTTTTTCGTGTCGGCCCGCGAGCAGGCACGCGACGGGCTCACGTGGAAGGAGTTCGGCCGACTGCTCGTGCAGTTGCTCTACATGGCAGTCGACGGCCTGGAAGCTGTGTCCACGCTGACGGGCCAGCAGAAACGCGATGTCGCTATGGCGGCCGCCGCGGTGCTGTTCGACTCGCTGGCCGACAAGGCTGTTCCCGTGGCCGCGTGGCCCGCGTGGATGATCCTGCGGCCGGCCACTCGCGTCCTCGTTCTCTCGCTCGCGTCTGGTGCAGTAGAGGCCCTGCTGTTGATTCTCAGGAGCTCAACATGATTTCCGCACTTTTCGTACTCGGAGCCGTCTATCTGATCGCGGGCAAGCAGATCGCCGATCGGTTGCTTTCGCTTTTCGCGAAAACGGAAATGCCAGCCGTGGACGCCAAGAGCGCGGTGGCAGTTGCCTTGCTGGTGGCAGCCGCTGCAATGTACATGCCGCACATGGACACCACGCCGTCCCCTGCCCCGGCTCCCGAGCCGCCCAACGGTTTCACGCTCAAAGGAAAGTTCATCGGCCCGACTGCCAGCCAGGACGCCGCCACGCTTGGCGCCCTGTGCGACGAGCTGGCCAACGTCCTCGACTACGACTGGGCACAGGCCGAGCCAAGGATCAAGACAGGGGCGGCTATCGAGGATCTGCGTCTCGCAGCTCGAGAGGCCCGTCTCCGCGGCGTGTCGCTCGGTGCCCGGCAGCCATACGCCCGCGATGCCGTGAAGGCGTATCTGGATCAGGTCGCTGGGACGTCTGGCGGGCCTCTGACGCCAGAGCAGCAGTCGGCGTGGGTCTCCGCATTCCGTGACGTCGGGAGGGCTGCAAACGATGCCGCGCGATGAAAACGGCGACCTGCTGGTCTACGACCCGATGTCGTGGCGTGCCATCGTCGGTGGCATCCTTGTGGCCGTGGCCGCGTGGATGGCCACGCGGGCGCTGTGGCACGCCGAGCGTGCGATCACCGGCAACACGAACTACGGCTACACGCCAGACCCTGTCGGTACGCGACAGTTTCTTGACGAGCTTGAGCAGCCAAACTTCCGCCAGGCGGGCGCAGACGCAGTCGCCAAGGCAAAGGGCGTCGACACGTTCCTGTATCGTGCCGCCGACAAGGCCAGCCGGGCCGTCTACGCCAAGCCTTTCGCGCCGTGGAATCAGGGCAACGCTGGCACGTGCGTGTCGTTTGGATGGGGCATGGGTTCGTGGATCGGTCAGAGCGTGGCGTGGGCGGCCGGTGAGCTTCCTGCGCCGCCCAAGATGGTTGCCACCGAACCGATCTATGGCGGCTCCCGCACAGCAGGACGACTGCCGCCAGTGACGTTTGCCGGCTACTCCGACGGATCGTATGGAGGTGCAGCGGCTCGCTGGGTGTCTGGCAAGTGCAGGGACTCTGCCGTCGGCGGCATCCTGTATCGCGAGAAGTACGCAGGCGTTGATCTGTCGCACTACTCGATCCCGCTGTCTCGCGAGTGGGGCAACAGCGGCGTGCCCCTCGAGCTCGCCCGCCTGGCCCACGACCACACGGCCACAGCCGTGGCCCAAATCAACGACTACGACTCGCTTGTGGCCAGCATCGAATCGGGCTACCCGGTGCCGATCTGTAGCAACGTCGGATTTGCAGCTACCAACGTCAGGGACAAGGACGGATTCCTGCCCCGTGGCGGCACGTGGAGCCATTGCATGGTGATTGTGGGGTGTCGCCACGCAGCCACCAGCGGACGCGACGGCGTGCTGGTCCTGAATAGCTGGGGCAATTTCTGCTCAGGCCCAAAGTGGCCGCCGGATCAGCCCGACGGCTCCTTCTGGATCTCCAAGGCAGACGCTACCAGCATCATCGCTCAAGGCGACTCGTTCGCGATCGGCTCTGTCGGCGGCTTTAAGTACCGAGATTTGCACAACGGCAACTGGATGGAGGTGGCCAAGTGAGCGTGTTTATCTTCCTGGCGTTCGGTGCGATGGCAGGCGGCGTCGCCAAGTGGTTCATGCCTGGCAAGTGTCCGGCCGGATGGCTGCCCACGATCGCCCTGGGCGTGGTCGGCTCGTTCGTCGGCGGCCTGCCGTTCGGCGGCCACCCGGCAGGATTCGTCGGCTCCGTGATCGGTGCCTGTGTTGTTCTCTATGCCTACTCGATCTGGAGTGACGACCGATGAGCAAGGACGACGTCCGAAAGATCTCGATCGCCGTGATCGTGGCCGTGGCTGTCACGTGGTGCGCAGCGACGAGCGACTACTCGCCGATCAAGCCGCAGCAAGACCGGCCGGTACTGCGTCTGATCAAGCGGCTGGCGCGTGTCGGCCTGTGGGTCATGTGGTGCGCAGAGCCGCCACCTCCTGCAGCCAACATGGTCTACCACGCACAGGCGTACGACCGAGAAGGAAACCGTGTTCTTGACCACGCGAAAGGCTGGTGACGCATGTGGGCTTATCTGCTCTCGCTGCTGACGAGCTGGTCCGCCGACCCGGCTGCCATCGATCAGGAACATCCTCGAGCTGCGGCAGCTGTTGCGTACGCGTACGTGGCGATGTCGCCAGCACGCGAAGCAGCTCCAGAGAAAAATCTACCGTAGATCAGACCAACTTCGACGGCCAGCCGTGACCGGCGAAAGTGTGCGAGTCGTTCACGACACCGACCCACATTCCCGAGGACACCATGAACAAGCTCCGACTCGCCCAGGACGAAATCTCCGCCCTCATCCCGCAGATCGAGAACCT